AATCTGACCCTGCCGGACATGCCGGTGGACTCGGTGGTTTAGCAGTTGGAACTCACTCATGGTGGAAAGGTGCTTTTGAAAAAGACCTTTCAGCCGACACTCGGATTGATTCCGGTACGACTGCGGACTTCGATAACTTTGCAATTAACTTTGACACCATAGCCCGTGAAGGTTGGGAAGCGATGTCAAGGGATTCGGGTGACCGCCCTTCAATTATTGTTGGGAATCAGGTTATCTTTGATGCATATGAACAGCATTTGTCTGATAAGAAAAGGACAGGAATGTCCTCGGGCGAACTTGCAGATGCCGGTTTCACTAACATGATGTATCGTGGTGTTCCTTTAGTGGTAGACCCTTCATGTCCTGATGGTGATATGTATTTCATCAACGAGGAGTATTTGAAGATGAAACATAATCGTAAGGCTAATTTTTCCTTCACAGGATTCACAGCCCCGGTTGACCAAGATGTTCGTACCGGTCACATCCTTTGGATGGGACAGATGGTATGTAGTAATCGTGCGAAAGCAGTAGGTCAATTTTATGGTCTTCCTACAGATTACACTACCGTTACATAATCGGTTAGTTAATCAAATAACCAATTAACATACATGGGGGCGTTTAAACACGCCCCCATTACTGCAAAAATATGAACTTAATAGAGATTAGAAATCAGGTACAAATGAGGTTGGAGGACAAGGATGCATCTGTATATTCTGTTGCCGATGTAGCTAAGGCAATTAATACAGCAGTTCAGAAAATACCTGCTTTCTTGGATAAGCAGTATTTATCTCGCTTGTTACATGAACAGACCGTTAATGTTACAACGTATGATACAGTTGCTAATAGCCACTTAAACGAAGAAGATAAATATTTAACGGATAGTACGACTTCTATGTCTCCGGGTACAAGTGTATCGAGCATTTCTCCTGCGTATAATTGGAATGGATATATTGACTTAAATCAATTAACGAGTGACCCAATTACCGGGCAAACAGGTCACGAACTAATGTATGACCAAATTGAATCGGCATATTTAGTCCCCAATAGTATAGCCGATTATGGCGCAAGTATCCCCGAGTCTATTGTTTGGATTCATATCACAGACCAATTAGGCAGATATGAATTAGAGAATTCTTATATGTATACACCGGCAGGTGATTCCCCGGTATTTATTCGCACAGGGGTTACAAATTCAGGCGTTAATGAGGTCAGGTATAGTATGCTCCCTGCTGACCTACCGAGATTTGGCGAGATTCACATTATGTATTATAAAAAACCACGGACTATTACTGCATTAAATCTTGATGAGCCCGAATTTGCAAGTATCTCTCACGAGGCTATTGTCTATTTTGCTTGTTCGGAGTTATTATCCGCAGACGGTTCACCGACAAGAGCAGGTGAGCATTATGGAAAAGCAAATGATATTATAGGGAACTTAAACGCTAAGGTAAAAGATATGGATGCTACAAAAAAACAGAGTCAGTTATGACATGGGCAGAGTTAACAGATAGAGTTGTTTTACAGTTTGGGACTAACCCACATAATAAAGCTATGGCTCGAAAGTTTCTTGAAGAGGCTGAGTCAGATATGGCTTTTTTTACAAAATGCTTAGTCAGGGATAGAAGTATAGTTATTAATAATATTGAGAAGTTTACCGCCTTACCATCTGATTTTATTGAACTAAAGTCTTCTGTTACATATGATGATAGGTCTTTAGAGTCTTACCGGCATCAGGAACCAAGAATGAAACGTGCCGGTGTAGAGCGTACAGGTAGTCCAAGATTTTATAGCATTACAAACGACCAAATAATTTTGGTTCCACATCCAACTTCTGATAGTGTTTTGAATTTTCAATATATAGCCAAACCACAACCTACACAAAAGGGTGTGTCGTATAGAAGGGTTGGGTATAAAGATTTAAGCAATGGTTTTTTTAAAGCAGGTACTAAAGTGCAGAATGCAGAGGGAACAACTGCAACTATAGTTCGTGATGCTAACGATATTAAGCGTGGTGAGTTACTATTAAAGGACTATTCCACTTCTGCTAATGTTATCACAAACAAGTCTTCAATAGGGATTAGTCAAATTAATGGTGTGACCGCAATAATCTTATTGAGTGTTCAGTATTTTGATATCACGGGTACTGTCACTTTTACAGATTCTGCTGATGCAACACAAACACTTACATATACGGGGAAATCTATTGGTTCATCATCATTAACAGGCGTATCCGGGTGGACAGGGGCAGGTCATTTATCATCAGGGACAATAGTCTCACAAACGAGCGCATTCCCACATGAGTTCGATGTTGGAGAGTCTTTGTATACCGTGGATGATGAATATGATTTACAGATTGCAAGTTCACAGACACTCTCAGAACTGAGCATCACATGGGACAGTTTGGGCTTAGGGGCAAGGGCTACACTCACCACACCTGTAATTACACCTACTGATGGTGATTTATTGGAACCACAAATAGGTGATGCGTATCATTTGTACTTATGTGATTATGCTAAAGGATGTTTAGCAGAAGAAGAAGGGGATTTTGAATTGAGCGATAGATTTATGAATAGGTATTATGCTAACAGAGAGGCGGTCAGGTCGCAGATAAGCGGAAAGGGCACGGGTTCCGGCACAATGGTTGTAAGTGATTTGACATATAATGTGTTATGAGCCTGATAAAACTTCCAATATTCGGTAGCGTTGTTTCTAACGCAGACCCGGCTGACCTACAAAAACAGCTAAGCCCTGCATCAGCCAACTTTAATACCTCCACACCGGGTATATTAAGATTAAGAGATGGTGCAACCTTAAATTTTATAGATGGTACTCGTGGAATAAATTCCATATTCCTATGGTCTCATCCTGACCTTGAGAATGGCTATGAGTTTTTAGGATACTGTAATAGGCGTGGTATACTGTTCCGTTTAAACGCTGACCTTACGAATTTTAGCAATCTTGATAGTTACGATGGTGTAATTCCGATGGGTTCTGATAACAGTTCCTCTTCTACATTTGGTTATTCCACCGATTGGGTAAAAACTTTATACGGAACAATACCTAAGACAATATCGTTTACTGCCCTTGGTAGTTCTGTCTTACTTAATATGGGCTTAGACCAAGATTCGCTACTGATGAGCCGTATAAAAGATAGGAAAATCTTTGGCGCAAAGTTTACTATACCCACGGGAACGTATCTTAACCGTGCTATACCAAGTTATCCGCAAACATTTATAGTTTCTGTTTCATCAAATACTGACTCCGGTCTCCTGCCTGATGGCACTTATAGATATAATGCATCACCTCTATTTAACGGAGTAAACGAACTTCCACTCAATCCCGATTTATCAGTATCATCAGGTGCATTAATAGGTGGTGACCCCCAACAGGTTAAAATCTCAGTTGAGTTAGATAAAGCAAATATGCCACGCAATATGACAGGTATCAAAATATACCGTGCTCCTGTTTCGGTTGGTGTACCGCTTAGTTATAGGAACATTAAACAGATAAACTTTAGGGCTCCAAAAGGGGCGAATGAACAAGCAATTGTGAGCGTTTCAGATGCTGACGATACAGTATCAACGGGGTTAAATAGTAGATACGCTATCTTTTCACCAAATTCCACGTTCTTTCCTATGAACACTTTGATTTATCAAATAAACGCACAGCAATCAGGTGGTGAGCGTATAGGGTATTACTCAAAGTCGTCTTCCGGGGTGTATACCGATGTAGACGAATCTAATGTCTTTATCTCATTGTTCGCTGAACGCCCTGACCAATTAGGTGATAAGATAGTCATTAATGACGAAGACCATTATTTCTCTGTGTCTTCACCTTTTTCACAATCAAGTAACGAAGACACCCTTGCACAGGATTTATCACTTGCTGATTGGGATGACCTGTTTGCAACAGGTTGGGGAAGTAAACTCTTATATTCAATGACCACACATGATGAGGCGTATGAACACGCCTATAATTCTCAAAATGGATGGGAAAATATGGACGGTGTGTATCTGTGGGTTAAGTGCACCTACGACCGTAGCACATCAGCATCCAATGTTGGTCTTCAAACAGAAGGTGAGAAAAGTTTTTACTTTTCCAACTGCTATATGGGAACAAATAAGTTGTACTTCAAAGAAGATTTATTTGCCGAGCCAAATACACATCTCGGTGCATCGGTAGAGGTTGATACAACTGATGATGGAACAACAAACTATACGATGACAATGGCTGACCACGGCACTAATTGGCTGTCCATATTAGATGATTCGAGTACGGGTTGGTTAACTTCTACTTTGCAAACAAGCCCATCAAATGGCTCTGCTACTATTGTAAGCGGTGACACCATAAGGGTGACATTAGATGATGCCGTTGACTACACTATTGCGACTAATGTAGTTACCGTGGATTATTTAGATAAAGGTGACATTGACAAAAGTATGCCACCACTATCTTCAAAAACTAAGTTTGATGTCAGGTGGAAGTATAGTGCTTATCACGGTGGTAGGCTGTTCGTGGCTAATGTAATTCTTGAGCCAAGAGATGAGCACGAAGAACATGATGATATGATTTTATTTTCTGAGTCAGGTATGCCATCAATAATACCTATTGCAAATTATATCAGGTTGAGAGACCCACAGGGTGGTGGAATACAGGGTCTAAAAAGTATGGGTGATTCTTTAGCTGTGTTTATGGATTACGGACTATACCGTCTGAGAATACCAACATCAGACCCTAAGTCATATCAGGTTGTCGAGTCTAATGAGAACGTAGGTTGTGTTGCTCCCAAATCAATAGTAAAGGTTGAAGACTATATGTACTTCTGCGGTCGTGGTAATATTTATAAACTTGATGCTATGTTTCGTGTAAAAGACATAGGCGATGCAATATTGGATACATATCTTGCTAACCCTGATTTAAAAAATTCGATTGCTCAGTATGACAGTTTAAACGAGGTGGTCTTATTTAGGTTTGGCAATGATAAAAGAATTGTTTGGGAATATAATATCAGGTCAGACGAATGGAATAGGTCTTCGTACCAAGGTAGGGTTTCTTCGATGGTAGCCGGTGAAGATGGTCAAACATATTTTATGGATAACACCCATCTTGTTCTTGATAGGGCTGATGGTTCGAGCAATGACGATGATACAAGTGATGACCCTGATGACCCATGTGACCCAAGTTTTGATTTTGACCAAGGTTATCAGGACTCTTCATGGAACGACCTTATCGAAGTTTATGACTCTATGGAGGATGTTTCAGACAAATTAGGGGCGACTAATTATTTTAATGTTGCAACTACTGTGGATAGTTCAGCGGTCGAATGGAAGAGTGGTGCGGATATTGAATCAAGCATTAAAGTGGGCATGACCGTATCAGGATACGGAATTGATAGCGCATATACTGTCACAGTTACAGGTGTTGATTCCGGTGATGCATATAATAGTATACCGCCATCTTTTGCGATTTCACGACCTGCAACCGAGTCGGCAGTATCACCAACACCCGGATTTAGTTCCATGTGGTTTTATGGTCACAATGATTCAACTACATTTTACGGGAACAGGAGAACGGGTACTGCATTCTTTAATAATCATAAAGATTATGTATTGTTGAAAGAGGATGATTTTTCTTCGTCTAATCTTAAACTTGAACATGGGTGGTTATACGTTCCACAAGTCAATAGCGTAGATGTAAATTACTCTTATGTGGCGTTAGAAATCCTTGATGATAATTGTAATCTCTTCGAGGTTACGGGTAGTAATAGACCATTCGTTCAATGTAAACTTAAAATGTTGGACAGTTCTCATTGGAATACGGGGCTTATAACAGGCACTACAAGATTCATGCCTGTCTATAATTATATTACACCTACAGACGAAAATGGTGATGAAAATTACCCCGTACCCGGTAGTGAAGTTTATGCGTTTTTTCTACAGGCAGAATTACACAAATTAATTGAACAGACCGAAGATGGGAACGTGTACGAACCATATATTTTAGGTGATTTTCAAACTTGGGAACTTAATACGGGCTCTCCCGATGACCCTGTAGTAGTCACTAACACGGCAAAATCTCGTACTATTATTATTAAGGCTCAGAGTAATAATACTCCATGCCTAAAAGCAGACTTTGAGTACGGATATAACTCTTGGTATATATATTGGACGGATATTTTATGGTGGAGGAAATACGCAGATTTTAACGTAGAACACGCAGATACAGGTACAGGTTCAGGTACGGGTGGATGTACTGACCCACTTGCAACAAACTACGATGCAACCGTTAATTATGATGATGGGAGTTGTGTATTTGAAGATACCACCGTTGACCCACCGCCTTCCGAGGCAACGGTTATTGCAAGTGACCCTGATGACGATGATAATTTGTATTGGGCAGATAATCTTATACATGACAGCCCCGGTGATAGGGCGAATTTTTTCACATGGTTAGGTGCGCAATCTCAAGACCCCGGTGATATACACGTTTCAGATGAGGGTACTATCATAATGGATATTATGAAAAATCCGGGCAATCATTCCCCTGCTACATTAATGTTTAGAAAGTATAAAGTATGGGGATATGTGAGTGACCAAGCAAAGTATAAGCCATTGAAAATGACAGGGACAGGTGTTTATGGTGTTCCATATATTTATATCTATTGGCTTCTATCTGTTGATTGCAATGCCGGTGATGTTCCTTGTGTATCATATGGTGAGGGGAATGACCTACCGACTTTGACACAGACATTTACAACGGGTGACGAACCTTTTGGTTCATTTCCTGAAATATTTCTAATGAGTTCCTCAACATCTTTCCCAAATTCAGAAGATACAGCATACGCCCAAATGGCTCACCCTTCAGGATACACTCCACATTACGACCAAGTAGGATAAAATTATGTCAGAAGGCAATTACCAAACCGAACCTTTCATACCGATACCGGGATACCTATCATCATCAGCAATTGGGTTTCCACCTGCAACTGACTATTCAGCGACCGGTGCTATGGGGATTTGGAGAATGAGAAGTGTTGACCAAATTGCAGACACGGTGAATAATGGCGATGAGCAATATCTTGCAATAAGAAAAACTAAGTGGTTCCCGATTGGAACATATGAACAGCCTAAAAAGATTAGGCGTATTAGATTGAACTATAAATCTAAGGGTGATGTAACCGTGAGTGTTTACACAGACTATATAGATGATATAAGTGGTGGAAGTGCAGGTGTTCTGATATTTCCCGGAACGGGAACTCTCGGAACCGTTGCTAT